TAAAGCTAAACCGGATTTTGATCAAGCTATTACTATTGCTGAAAACAGCACAATAAAGTCTACAACACAAGACCAGACTACATTCTTAATGACTAACAAAGTTGATTTTAACTTTTCTAGCTCATATGATCCTACTGAAATTACAGTAAGTGCATTGACAGACGGTCAACCTTCTTAATTCCTTCTTAAGAAAACAACAAAAGCATTTTCAGGTAAAGTAAAATCTATACAAGAATCATTTACAACATCAGAAAAATTCGCTACACTTTCAATAGAGGAAGCAGATATAGTAGGCATATTAGATATAACAGATAGCGACGGTAACTTATGGTATGAAGTTCCATTCTTAGGACAGGATACAGTATTTGTAGGAGAAAAAAATATAACAGAAGATAAAGCTCTAGCACCTAATGTACTTAAATTAAAAAGAGTACCAAGAAGGTTTGTAACAAGACTAACCTCAACAGGTGTTTTACAAATACAATTTGGAGCAGGTATAAGCACAGAAAATAACGAAGAATTTTTACCTGACCCTAACACCATAGCATACCAAACAAGAGGTGAATTACCTAGACTCGATGTAGCTTATGATCCATCTAATTTCTTATTTACAAAATCATACGGATTAGCACCCTCTAATACAACTTTAACTATTAGGTATATTGTAGGAGGAGGAGTAAAAGCAAACGCTCCTGCTAACACGATAAATTCTATAGATGTAATTACAGCATCAGCAAATGATTCATCTAAAGTTTCATCGTTAGTATTTAACAACCTAACTCCTGCTCTAGGAGGAAGAGATGGAGATACTGTAGAAGAGTTAAGAGAGAACAGTATAAGATCTTATGCAGAACAAAAAAGAGTTGTAACACTCCAAGATTATGCAGTTAGATCTTTATCTTTACCGCCACAGTACGGCTCTATAGCTAAGATATATGCAACACAAGACCATACAGAGTCTAGTAGTAAATCTGCTTTAGGAATGAATAGTTTAGCATTAGCACTATATGTACTTGCGTATGATAACAACGGACATTTAGTTCCTGCATCTAAAACACTAAAAGATAATATTAAAGGATATTTATCTGAGTATATGATGCTTACTGACGCAGTTGATTTAAAAGACGCTTTTGTAGTTAATATTGGAATTAAGTTTGAAATTATAACACTTCCTAATTTTCAATCAAGAGATGTACTATTAAAATGTACAGAAAAACTGAAGTCATTGTTTGCTAAAGATAAATTAACAATAAACCAACCTATTAACATATCATCACTCTATACTCAATTAGATAGAATACCAGGAGTACAGACAGTGAAGAGTATAAAACTAGACAATAAAGCAGGAGGTAAGTACAGTGAATACGGATACGATACAAGAGGAGCAACAAGAAACAATGTTCTCTACCCTTCTTACGACCCTTGTTGTTTTGAAGTTAAGTTTCCTAATAATGATATAGAAGGTAGAGTAACAACATTATAGAATGGCAATATATAGAATTTACCCAGAAAAAGACGCAACAGTACTTAGTAAACCTAATGTAGCAGGAGTATATGGAAATGCTGGATTAGATGAAATATTAGAACTTCGTTCATACCCTGATGATGATGGAATAGGACGTTCAAGCCGGATACTAATTAAATTTTCAGATGATGATATTTCTAATGCATTGTCTTCAAAGATATCCGGCTCCTATTCTGCCTCATTACATATGTATTTAGCAGATGCAGCTCAACTACCTACAGCATATACTGTAGAAACTAGCCCAATAAGTAAACCATGGATACAAGGTACCGGTAAAATTGGGGATACCCCTATTAATACTTCCGGAGTATCATGGACAGTAACTGGCGGCTCAACATTATGGAATACACCAGGATGTGATTTCTTAGAAGGTTCTAAAACTACATCACAGTTATTTTCTCTTACAGCTGATTTAGATATTAATTTAGATGTTACTGGGTTTATAAATTCTGTAGAAAGTAAAGAGATAGATAATCACGGACTCATAGTTAAGTTTAATGATAATCAAGAAAATGAAACTACATCTTCAATTAATTTAAAATACTTTGGTAGTAATAGTAGTACAATTTTCCCTCCTTACTTAGAGTTTAAATGGGAGGATAGTAAATATGACAGCGAACTTACTGAACTTACAACAGATATATCAACGGTAGGTATTAAGAACCATAAAGAAAAGTATATTGACTCAGAGATAAGTAGATTTAGACTTTCAGCTAGACCTAAATATCCAACAAGAACATTTAGTACAGGTTCAATATATAAGACAGAGTACAAACTACCTGAGAATTCTTGCTATGCAATTAAAGATGAATATAGTGAAGAAATGATTATTGATTTTGATAGTACCTATACAAAAATAAGTGCTGATAATACTAGTAGTTATTTTGATATTCATATGGATACTCTTCAACCAGAAAGGTACTATAGACTATTAGTAAAGACTATATTAGACGGCAGTACAGTGGTATTAGATAATAAAAATGTATTCAAAGTTGTAAGGAATGGGTAACAATATTAAGATACAAAAAACAGTATATACAAAAGATTCTTTTGGAAAAGTTGTAGATAGAGAATTTAAATCGTTTATTACTGAAGAAGAAGAGGTATCGATAAAGACAGTAGAGCAGTTTTTTAAAGACTATGAAGAGTTATATTTAGATATACCACTTGAAGGAGAAGGTAAATCTCATAAGTACTTGATAGAAAGAAGTAGTGAGTTAGTAGAAATACAAGAAGCCTTACTAGATATACAGCCTCTATTAGATGAAATAGCAGAATTAAGAGATCAGCTTTTAGAAGCTAACAAAAAAGTAGTAGATTTAGAAATATCACTTGCAAATACAAAAGCTGGAATAGACGATGGCGGGAACTAAATACATAGTAAACCAAGTAGAAAGTATAAACTACGAATCTAAATCCGAACTTAAAGTTAAGGATAAAGAGTTAGTAGGTCCGTTTTCTATAAACAACCTTTACAATAGTAGTGTTGATTTTATCGACCTGCATTTCTATACATTAGATCGAGTACTTCTTAAGTCTCAAGTAAACTACGTAGGAGCAAGTCAATCTAGCCTGTCTGCAGGAGCAGGTAAATCAGGAGCATCTAATCTAGAAATAAACCCAGCAAACGATGCAACAGCAAACGGGTTTAGGAATGGAGATATACTACTAAGCTATAATTTCTTTTCAGATCTATTTTCTGATTCAACTTTACCTAAAAAATTCTTTTTAGAAGAGACTTCTAGTGATAACACAGAAATAAGGTTACTCACTTTAGAGATGTCTAATGAAGACTTAGATCTTAGAGTGCAGCAAATAAGAGCAAAACTAGAGAATAACTCTTACTTCTCAGATTTAAAATTAGACTTCGGTAAAAATAATATATATTCTATTATTAATATAGATGTACAGGAATACAAAAATAACGTTTCTCTTGTATTAAAATTATATGAGCCACTACCAAATACATGGGAGAAGAAATCTCTTTGTAGAGTCTTAGAAACAATAGCAGATACGGTTAGCTTTACAGTTAATACCGAGATAATTCCTGATGAGATTAAAATACCATCTCTTAAAGGTCCTAACTTTGATGTAGAGCTTTCTAAAGAGAATAATAATCCAACAGAGTTCTTTAACTACGACGAATTATTTAGCTTTCCAGTAACAAGTTCATACTACTCTCTATACTCAATGTTTAATGAGAATAGTGCACAAATTAGTATTGATCATTCAAACTACTCTGACTTTATACATTTCTCATCTGCAGAAGAAAGACTTCGTAACTTTAAATATAAACTTGAATTAATAGAGTCTTACGAAAATAGTATTGCTACAATAGAAAGCACCGGATACGCTAAGATAGGAATATCAGGAAGTAGAGAATACTATAACGGATTACTTAAAGGTATTGTTGAAAACTTTGATCACTACGATAGGTTCTTATACTATGAAAGTGGTTCTCATGCTTGGCCTAAATCAAATAATAAACGTCCACATACTAACCAGCAAAGCAATACCGCTGAATCAGTTGAATGGTTTGCAAAGCAGATAGAACTAGCTGATGTATATGATAACTTAAATGACGATGTATTAACTAATACACTCCCTTTATACGTTAGGGATGATGAATCAAATGAACCTGTTATTATGTTTACTCATATGATAGGTCAACATTTTGATAACCTTTGGATATACTTTAAAGCAGTTTCTGATAAATACGATGCTGACAACAGGTTAGACTTTGGTATTTCAAAAGATTTAGTTAGAGATGCAATTGAAAGTTTCGGTTACAACTTATACAATAGTAATAAAAGCCTACAGAATTTATTCTCAGCATTCGTCGGAGAATCGTATGATTCCGGAAGTACTGGAGAAGTAATTAATAGCTATAGACAGATTACCTCAGGAAGTGGATTAGAATATCTTCAACCAATGCCTGAAGATAACTACCAGAAAGAAGTATATAAACGTATTTACCACAACCTTCCTTATTTAACTAAAGCTAAAGGTACTCATAGAGGATTAAGAGCTCTTATTAATTGTTTTGGAATACCAGAGAATCTATTAACTATAAAACAAAAAGGTGGAGAGCAGGTAGGTACAGGGCAGTTCTTCTCTATTCAACAAGAAGTTACTAGTTCATTAGATAAACTAAGATTAGAGAATACCGGTTCGATAGTTACAGGTAGTACACTTTCTCTTTATACAAGTATAGCAAGAAAAGAAAATAAGTTTACTGACGATTTACATGAAATAGAGGTAGGGTTTGATATTGCACAACCTACTAATGATGTAATAAAATTAAAGTATAGTGGTAGTTATAATTATGACGACTACATAGGTGACCCAAGAGAATCAAACTCAGATAAATACTACCTTCTAGATAAATTTTGTGAAGAGACATTTGACAGAGATTTTTCACCTTATAACTTCTGGCAATGGGTAGTACTAAGATGGGAAGATACTGACAAAGATGTAAGAGGTAATATAGTTAAAGATCGCTGGAAATGGAATGATGAACTCGCAAACTATAGAGAACCTACGGACTATATTAGATTAATAAAGTTTTTTGACAACGTAATATTTAGATTAGTAAAAGAGTTTATTCCTGCTAGATCTAGTGCTACAACCGGTGTTATAGTACGTTCACATATTCTACATAGAAGTAAAGCTAAACAGGTACAAGTATCGTATAGAGATGAATTGATTACCGGTTCTATAAACCTACTTAACATTACAGGATCAAGCGGTGATGCTTTTGGTAAAGCAAATAAAAACCCGTATACAACCAACTATGATAGTACCTTTGTCTCTCCAATAGGTGAGATACCAAGGAACATGACTAGTGAAGAACCTCGAATGACAGGTGAATTTAGCGGATCTACTATAGCAGTAACTAAAAGAGGAGAATTAAATAGAGCAAATCTATTTAAAAGTCAACAGCAACCTACTATACTCTTTAACGTAAGAGCATTTAATCAAGCAAATATCATACCCCTAGCATGTGACATTTCATTAGAAGTTACCCCTTTAGGAGAATATCTATTATTCACCCCAGTCAGTATAGATGAAGGAGCAGGATCTGTTGACATTTTCTACAATGATTTTAAAGATAAAGGAGCAGTAAGCGAGGCAAAAGATTTGACATACCCTTTTGAATTTTCTGATAGTAAATTTGAACCAGTCGAAGCACACGCGGTTGAACAATGGGGAGAGTTTATAGGATGGTTCCCAGATGAGAAGGATTCCAATGAACCGATATCCTTAGATAAGACATTAGTATTAAACCCTGATGACGTATTCGAACTGGCACCTGACTATTATGCTCGATTCAGAAAATCTCCACCGGGATTTGATAATAGAATACTTACAATGCAAGTATGTAATTCAAACTCAGCTAAAGATGATAACTTCAATATTATAATCAACGGTGTAGAAATTGGACTTTTAGATTTAAGTCAAAATGCACAAGTAGGCGGTTTATTTATAGCATCCAGTAATAATGAGCTAACAATGACCGATGAAAACAGCGGATTCGTTTGCCCTATGGAACTTATGGAAGTAACTTTTTTTGACCCAATTCATTTAACAAAGGGTGTAAATAGAATAGAAATGAAAAATGCTCAGAATAACGGCAACGGCAATATGGGTACATTTGAAATAGCTTACTATGATATAGACCCAGGAGGAAGTAATATGTTAATTAACCAACAACCTGTGGCAAGTTTAACATTTAATCCACCTTCAGGTGGTGATGAAGTATTATATTTTGATTTAGATTAATGAAACTAAAATATTTATATAAAAGGTAAACATGACAGAATTAGAATTTAAAGTAACCGATCCTTCCGCATACGGAACAGGTAATATTAACTTACTCTACAGTAGTAGTGTGAGTACCGGTTCTGTTAGATTGCCGGTAGCTCAATACGGTATACTTGCTAGTGAAGACGTAACAACAACTGAAACCGGATCAAACGGTAACTATGGTATATACGAACGTATAGAGACAGGTACTGTTGAAATTGATGGAGTTTCAAGAACTTCTAAAATATACTACAGATATAATTCATTTTTCCCTCCTTATAAAGTAACCGGTGTAACAGTACCGTTTTCAAGTGCAAATAACGTATCATTAGAGGCAACATTAAAACAAATACAAGCATTAAAGTTTACTGTTGCTACAGAAAAAGTGACAGTTCCTATAAAGACAATATCAAGACTAAACGGATATTTTTACTTACAGACTGAACCAGTACAAATCTCAAATATACCAGCAAGCAACGACTCTCAAGGTACTCCTGCTGATTTTAATGTAGAGTTTACATTTTTAAATTACTTAGCAGATAATTTTGAAAATAATGACTTTAATATACTACAGGGTAATGCCTTTACTGTACTAACAAATAAATCTGCTTATCAAGTAGACAGAAATACAGATAGTGCTAACCCATCAAATTTAGGATCATTAGTATCTGAAACTGCTACATTAGCAGAAATTAACTATAGCAACTATACAACAACAGGGTGGACAAATGCTAGATACAGTGGGACTAAAAATAATGCTAGAATAAAAAGAGACAACCCTGCTCAAACATATATTAACTTTGAAGGAACATTACATCCTTTAGATTCTAATAATGAAACGATATTAGCTGCTGGACAGGGAGATACGGATTTAAATAAGCTATACTTTAACGTTGAAGAACCACCTAGAGTATTTAGTACTGAGGTTTATACTGAAAAAGGAACTCATTCTACATCTGTTAGAACAGGTCCATATTACATACCTGGTTCTTTCCCTGAAGTTAGATCAATAAAAAATAATAGAACTATTACATCAGGAAGTTTAATTTATAGAGAAGATGGAAATCAATTTATTCGTGTTGTTTCCAGTAAGATACATGCAACGGATAAAGGAAGCGTATACACTACAGATGAGTTTGGAGTAGCGATTGAAGAATCAATTAGTCAAATAACAGGCAGTGGTGCATAGGGATAAAACATTATTACAACATATTTATATAAAACACAATAACACAAAATGGGATACTTAGATAATTCGATCGTAACAGTGGATGCGATTTTAACTAAAAAAGGAAGAGAATTGTTAGCTAGAGGGGACGGTTCTTTTAAGATCACTCAATTTGCATTAGCAGATGATGAGATTGATTACACTTTATACAATCCACTCCATCCCTCAGGTTCTGCACTCTACGGAGAGGCAATTGAAAATATGCCGCTTTTAGAAGCTTTTCCTGATGAGACTCAAATTATGAAGTACAAACTAGTAACCCTTCCAAGAGGTACTTCTAAACTACCAATACTTGATCTAGGATTTGGAGCAATTACTCTTAAGCAAGGAGCTTCTGTAGCAATTACACCACAGACGTTAAACTTCCAAGGAGCTACTAGCACTTTTGAAGCATCAGGATACACTGCTACATTGGCAGATGTTAGAGTATTAAATTCCTTTGCAGGAGTGGGTATAAATACTGAAGAAGCAGAACAGTTAAATTCAACTACTACCTTAGGTACTAATGTATCTAAAAACGTTATTGGAACAACTATAAACTTAACAGCAACAACTATAAACACGTTATTCGGTTCAAGAACAAAACTACAGACAACATTAACAGTTATCGGTAGAGATTCTGGAGCAAGATTAACTATTCCTGTAACTATAAATAAAACTAACTAATTATGTCATTTAAAAGATTTGATCAACAAGACGTAGTAGTAAGTGCTGAATCAGTTTCAACACCATTATGGTCAGGAAATGTAACTGCATTATCTTCTTTTTATACATCTTCTACTCAAGTAGGAGGTCCATCAGGAGACTACTATTATAACATATACCAAACAGGCTCAGCAGATGAATCCTCTAGGACACAATTTTCATTAACATATGGAAATAAAGACGGAAAAGGTAGTATAGTTTATAACCCTAATGTACCCGGTAAATCACCAACCTCAACAATATTCGGTCAGTATAGATCTTTAGTATTAGGAGATGAAGATTCTGATTTTGTATTTGGAAGTATTCCTTCTAATCATTTTTACGCAATTGCAATAGATAGAGCTAGATATAAAGAAAAACTTTTACCCGGTACTCTAGACCTGGTACTACAGTCTGGAAGTAATTCTGTAACTTTAACGGATAATAGTCAAGTAGTTTCCACTGTAACATTTACAGATTCAGGAAGAGAATATGATTTAGTTTCAGGTTCTTTAGGAACTATTAATTCAGGTCTTCAAGTAGATGGACATACTGTTGCAGCCGGCTCTTACGGTAAACTATACCCAGATATCGGTGTCATACTTTTAAATGCAAATGCTCTTCAAGCTCCTGTAGCAGATGGAGGATTAGATTTAGATATAAAAGAAAGCTCAGGTATTATACATGACGATGGAAAATCAACAAATATTCAAAAAGCATTTGACCTATTTGAACAAGGCGGTAAATTTAGAATACAGTCTGAAGAGACTATTTCTTCTAACTTTGTATTTGTAAGAGCTAGAAACAACGAATTTAACTACTCAAGTAACCCGTCTCTAATAACAGGATCTGGTGAAATTAGACATAATGTTATGATTAACTCTCCACAGTCGTATGTAACCTCTGTGGGACTATATAACGATAATAACGACTTATTAGCAATAGCAAAATTATCTAGACCTTTGTTGAAGGATTTTACTAAGGAATCGCTAATTCGCGTTAAGCTTGATTATTAATGAATGAGTGCATACAAAAAACTGAACAGACAAAACGTATACGTATCTGATTACTCAGCACGTAAACAATGGGAAGCATCTGGTAGCTTAATAGATACCTATGATATTTCTACATTGCGAGGTTTTTCTGGTTCAACTCCATATTACCCTTATCCTTTAGATTTCCGTAACAACAGGTATGAGAAACTAACATGGGATAGTGTGCACCAAAATTTCTATCGAGATGGTATAGGTAGCGGATTACTATCCGGCTCTAGTGACTTATCACTACAATCAACCCTAACCTTAAGCGGTTCAAGAGACCTTAAATCAGAAGTTGCAGTAATTTCTGTCCCAAGAGGAGTAACAGGTACACATATTGAACCTAAAACATTCTCCTTTAGACCTTTAATAGAAGCAGATGATAAATACTTTGCAGATGATTACTGTAAACATAGACACAGCGGACAAGATCAATTTGTAGAAAATGTAGAATACTGGTACGGCTCTAATCCTTTAGATGATGTAGATTATGCAATAGATGAAAGTAACTTTGTTACTGAATCAGTAGCACCTGGAGATCACTACCAATATGTAGACATTAATAGAAAGCAACAAAGATTTGAAATAATTGATGATGGAGAAGGAGCTTTAATTCTTTCTGGAGCTAATCACTTATGGACTGAACCAAGAAGAGTAGTAGGAGATATAATTTATAATAAAGGGTTAGCAATAATTACCGACGAAACAGCAGCTAGATATTTAAGTACTTATTCTAGACATAAACTGCGATGGAAATCAAATAAACCTATTTATACATATAATGTTAACTGTACAGTAAAAGATTCTGAATATAACTTTACATATAATCGAACAGCACTTTCAGGTTCTTTAGGAGATATTGATAATAATGTAAAAGATAGAAACTTTACTCCTTATATTACAACAGTAGGACTTTATAACTCAGCTAATCAATTGTTAGCTGTAGCAAAAACAAACAGACCAATACAGAAGACACATCATACTGATATGACTTTTGCAGTAAAAATAGATATATAATGCGAATACTTTTTAGAGCACAAAAAAAACAAGCACTAACGTACGCTGAGATGGATACGAACTTAGGTTCATTTTTCTATTCTAGTTCTATATCCCATAATAATCTATACCTACATTATACAGGTAGTATGGACGTTCCGGTTAATAGAGAGCCACATGTAATACCGTTAGCAACAGGAACAGTACAGGGTAACGACAAACAGATACAATTTAATGATGCAGGTAATTTAGCCGGTGCATCAGGATTTATATATAGCGGCTCTAAAGTAGGTATTAATAATACTCCAGCCGAACTTACTTATAGTTTAGAAGTATCAGGAAGTATAAGAGCATCAGCAGGACTTTTATCTAACTCGGATAAAAGGTTAAAAGAGAATATTTATCTTATAGACAATGCACTCTCAAAAGTAAATAATATAGAAGGTGTATATTTTAACTGGAAAGATAAAAAAGAAACACAAGTTGGAGTAATAGCCCAGCAAGTAAAAGAAGTCCTTCCGGAAGTTGTTTCGGAAGATAATAGTTCGTATCTTTCTGTAGACTACTCTAAACTTGTACCTTTATTAATAGGTGCAGTTAATGAACAAAGCAGTATTATAGAAGGATTAGAAAAAAGAATAGCAAAACTAGAAGAATAAAATGGCAATTATATTAAGAGGAGATAAAGGCTCGGCATTAAGTCATCACGAATTAGATAATAACTTTAGACATTTTATCTACTCTTCGTCTATTTCTGGTACCGCTATAAGTCTTTTTACTACTGCATCCCTTAATAATGAGATACAAATACCCGGAGGTGCACCATCAGGAAGTGACTATAATGTACAATACAAAGTAGGTAGTGCAGTTTCAGGAGCAAATGCTCTTTATGGAGCAACACCTAATTTTAAATTTGACTACAGACAGAATGCATTAAAACTTACAGGTTCATTCGTAAATGTAGGAGATGCTTTAGTAGACGGTAATTTAACAGTTACCGGTACAGTAACAGCACAAGAGTATAGAACAGAATTTGTAAATGCTTCTGTTGTATTTGAATCAGGTTCTACTAAGTTTGGTGATACATCAGATGATAATCACGATTTTGTAGGAGATATGTCTGTAGACGGTGACTTAACAGTTACCGGAACCATGACAGCTCAAGAAGTAAGAACAGAGTTCAGCAATGCATCAGTAATATTTGAATCAGGATCTACCAAGTTTGGAGATACTTTAGAAGATAAACATGCATTTACAGGAAGTTTAGAAGTAACAGGAAGTCATAACGTTTCAGGTGAAATATCTTCAACTGGAGCTATTACAACACAACACGGGACGTTTATGAATCCCGACACAGTAACAAAACATTTTAAAGTCCCTTCAAATTATAACGCAGGACTTTTCGGACCAATAACTAATTCATCACTAATAGAAGTAGCAGATAACGCAACACTAATAATTATTTAAAATGAGCACATTAAGAGTAAATAAGATACAACCTAATTCCAAAGAAGCTATAAGCATCGATGGAAATGTTAATATTACAGGATCTTTAGTCCATAATGGACACACTACATTAGCAGGAACTAATGTATTAAGTGGTAGTACTACATTCATAGGAGAAACGAACGTAACAGGAGACCTTACAGTAGGAGGAACATTGACAGCACAAGAAGTACGAACAGAGTTCGATGATGCTTCTGTTGTATTTGAATCTGGATCAACTAAATTTGGTAACTCCAGTGATGATATTCATAGCTTTAACGGTAGTATGGTTATAGACCAAGGTACGTTTAAAGTAACAGATAACGGTGATGACGTTATAGTTGCAAACCCAATGAATGGTTCTTTTACAATAGGGGATACTCAATCAGTTGGAAATGGTGCTCGCATTTCTGGTGATAATCTTAAGGTTAAAGTGATAGGTGATAATGAAAAAACAGTAGCTACTTACGACGCTAGTAACTACTATTCAGGTATTGGTACAGATACACCAGCAGCTACTTTCCATGTTAATCACCCAACACACGCAAAGAATGATCAAATACTTAAAGTAGATAGTAATGGAAATCAACTTCTTAAATTAAACGGTAGTGGTGAGTTTGAATTTGGGGATAAAGGTCAAGTAGGAGACGGCGGTTATATAGCTCATGATAGTGAAACTTTTTCAATTCATTCAATTGGAGGTTTTAAAGTAGCAGACTTTAATACTAATGAAATAAACTTTACTAAAAGTCTGCATATAAAAGCTATAGAAGGAGCCGATGCAACAATTACTTTAGAAAGTGATACCGATAATGTAGACAATCAAGGAGAAAATGATAACCCAGCAATCTTATTCAAACAAGACGGTAGCTCAAAGAATGGAGCTATTGGTTTTAACATTATAGATGATACCGAAGGTGGTACTCTACCTGGAACTGGAAACAGATTATGGATTGTTAATAGTGTAGAAGATACTGTAGGTCAAGGAGGAATTACATTTGGTACAGCAGAAGTAGATGGATGGGAAAATGCCAAAGCTAGATTTATGATTAGAGGAGATGGTAAAGGTTTATTTGGTCATCCAAATGCTAACTACACTGGCTCTTTCGATTCTCAATTTGAAATATATGATGATAGATCAGAAAACACTCATACAGATTATTCTTTAGCTACTTATGCACACGCTGATTTAGCAAACGGTGGAGGTATAGGAACAGGAGGAGTAATTTCTAGAGTTAAATGGCTTAATAGTAACACAGGTGATGACTTCACTATAAATGCAGTAGCTATTGCACCTGGACCTAGTAATGCATCACTATTCTCTTCAAATGATTTAGATATCTTTGTAGGTTCTAATATGAGTACTAGAGGACCAGCAGCAACAGGATTTGCAGGAAAAATATTTAGCGGAAGTAATAACTGGTTAATATCAGATGTTGATGCCGCAGATACTGAATATAGACTATCAGTAGTAGGAAATGCAAATATTTCTCAAGCATTAAATATTGGTCAAAACTTAACTGTAACAGGAGACATACTTCAAGCCGGTAATGCAAGATTTTCATCAGATG